AGTTCAGCGACCTCTCCACCTTCGTTTAGAAACTTAAGGCGGCCAGACACCAGAATGTTGGTATGGGCATTCTTGTGCCGATGACCCAGAATCAAAGATCCAGCCGGCATTCTGACTTCTCGGATGTAAACTCCTGGACCAAAGTGATGCAACACAGGACAGTCAACTTGAGGAAGCTCCAAAAGCTTTGCCTCAATTTGATCTGTCAAATCAACTGATGCCAGAAGTTCGCACTCCATTACGTCACTTCCCTCCCAGAAGCTGCAATGGTGAGCGACGTAGCTGTACCAGCCAACGTCGAGATGAAGCCGCCGGCCTCAAGAACTTGCCCTACCAGCTCGGGGCACAGATAAGTTTCCCCAGGGACAATGGAACGTGTCTTAACAATCAAGTTAGCCGTACCGGCAGATCCGCCGGAAGCCACCAAGTTCACACTGAACGTCACGTTTACCGTGTTGGTATTCGTGACTGTGAACTTGTCAATAATGGCCTTGCAATTCGTTGCCGTGTACTGCGTAGTCTGCGCGGCTTCAGCTTGCTTGGCTGGAATAAGGTTTTTGACGGTGACTGCCATATTAAGAAATGTTGTCGGTAACAGTAAGAATCACGGAAGGAATAGCGGGGACCGGTGAGCTTGCTGCCGAGGCAAATATCTGGCAATTCGTGTCATCCGTGCTCCACATCAACTCGAAGTAATCTCCGGCATTGATAGGCAGTACAAAATTCCACGCGGCAACCGTCTCTGCGTTGTTGCCTTGGATACGAATCTTAGTAGCAGAGTAAGGGATGTCAACTCCGTTTACCCGGCACCAGATGTAAACCGCACCCACGCCTCCAGTGGTTTTTTCAAGCTGCGCCGAGAACTGAAAGTTGTAATAGCCTTCCGTATCAATGTAGATGCGGCTTGTGGGGGTTCCGGTGTACACGCCGAACGAAATGTCGGTCGCGTTCAGCGTCATTCCATACGCCGTATTAATGGCAGCCGCCGTCTGTGTTGCCGTGCTGTGGAATGCACCGTATCGCTTGCTCCGAACCTCGTTGATAACCGGAGGCGTCACATCAAGCTGAGTAGCAACCGGCACTGTTGGCGGAGCAATATCAAATCCCTGAGCCACGCTTGAATCTGGAGGCGCCAAAGCCAGCAATTCCACCGCATCTGCCAGTCTGGCTATAGCGGACAACGCTTGCTGTGCCCTAGAATCGGCTCCTGCGGCGTTTACGGAGACTTCTTCAATTGTTGTCGCATTTGCATTGATTGAAGACGGGACAACATCAAAAAGCTGCTCAAAAGCTCGAATCGCCCGCTGCGACGGCAGGAACTTGGCAAGCTCGGAGCGCAGGAGTCTGTTTGGGCCGTCCATACTAAACAGCAAGCGGTTCTACGCGGACTTCAAGTCGGGCTATAGCAAGCTGCGCGTCGCTGGTTCCACGAAAGCGTTGCGAGCGCCACTGGCGCATACGACCCTGCTGAAGCCAGGACAACCGCTTTCCGCGCTGACCAGTCTTGCCGGCCTTGTGCACGCGCTCTTGGCTCCATGTCACGCCGTCTGTCGTGTAGGAAGTCCAGATGCTGGGATCTGCGCCAAAGATGGCATTCCCAGTAAGCGAAACCAACTCCAGCTCATGGAATATAAGGCCATGGCTTTCATTGTAGAGAATCATCGTCTCAAAGTCCCAGCCATTAACTTCTCCCCAATGGGAGGAAAGCGTATCCGTTAGGTATCCAAAGTTGACACTCTTGGTGTCTCCAACAATCCACTTGTTGTAAATCCAGATGAAATTCCGTGCCCGGTACTGAGCTTTTCCAACAACACTGCTGGTTAGCGTGTACCATATTGGAGTCCCCGCTTTGGCTGTACCAGAACCGTCAAAAGCAAGTGTTTGATCCGGCAGGTGCACATACATGTGCCGGAAGTCTTTATCGACCCGAGATTCCAGGTGCACCTGAGAAAGCTCCTCTTCAGTGTACTCAGCAAGAATCTGATCAATTTCCCTGCTCGAAACCTTCTGTGCAATCCCTCCTGAGATCATCCAGATCGCGACTGACTCGTTCCGGCCACCCCCCAAGAACACAATGGTATCCATGAACAGGCAGCAGGCATTTGTGCCCACAACGCCGCGCTGGATCTGGGCGCCCTCCACGCGCTGAAATGGAAACAGGTTTCCTCCCACGTTGTTGAACACTTCAATCGTGTTTCGGTTCAGAGCGTAGACCTCGTTCTTGACCTTCATGAGGGCCACAATCGGGTCAGGGTCTGCTTCCGAGGAGCCGTACTTGAGCGGGTTGACGTTGAAGGGATTATCCAAATCAGTCACGATTAGATACGACCCGTCGGTCGTCATGAAATAACCGTCTACCCATACAAAGTCGATTACCGTCCCAAGATCCGTATCTGTGACCTGCTGAAGGCCGGAGCTTGGTTTGTACAGGAAGAAATTTCCACTAGAAGCTACTGCCAAGTAATCAAATGAGTAATCAAACGTGACAAGCCCAGTGCCGCCCACGTCTCCAAGAACCGTGATTACATTGATGCTTGAGATTGATACAAGCTTTGTGCCCATGACTCGATACAAAAGCCCGTTCCAGTTGATTGCGCCACGATCAATCCCTGGACCTTCTCCAAGAGCAACAAGCCCATCCCCAGGGCGGAAGTATCCATCAGAAATGCCTTCCTTTTGAAGGATAGGTATCATGTTACGCGGATACTCTACACGGAAATCTCCGATTCCGTTCGTGTAGATGCCGTTGAGGATGGGAATTTGCATTACTTACAGTTCCAGCGTTTCAGACTGGCCGCTTTACGAGTTGGCTTGCCGTGTTCATCCTTCATGGGACCAGGCATCCCGCTCATGCGAGCACAGAAAGACTTCTTGCGGCCTTCGTCAGCCTTGGTCTTAGGGTGCGGTGCCGGAGCCTTGAGATGACTACCGGTTGCAGCGTTGTATTTGGCGCGGCCCTTTTCAGTGAGTCCAGCGCCCTTTGACACTGGCAACTTCTCACCTTTTGATACAGATAGATTGACCTGTTTTTTGCTCATTGTGGATGTACCTCTCTGAGGGAAATTAGAATGTAGTCAAAAGCACTCGCTTCCAGACATTTGTAGCGGTGCAGACGTACAACCAACTGCCTGCGTTATCCACGGCAATCTGACCAATAATACCAGCGGAAGTTGCGGTTGCCGGAACAACAGTGTTCACCACGTTTGTGGTGCGTGCGCCTGCACTGGTTGTCAGGTACATTGAGGTGCCGTCCCACTCAACGCTATGTGCCTGCGGAGTGGTCATTAAAACGCCGGCTTGAAAAGCAAATGGCACTGCACCGGAACCTGTTGCTCCTGCTTGAAACGTGTTTTTGCCAACAAATGTGTTCCCGCCTAAAACTGCATTTGTATTACCTCTCGAAGCAACAAGACCAACCGTCAATGACTCAACTCCAATTTGTGTTCCGGTTGCGCCTGATGCCAGTCCAACTGTCAAAAGAGCACCTTGGTTTCCTGTGCCAGAGGTAATTGTGACTAAAAGAGGCGCAGTTATATTGCCAGTAAACCAACTGGGGCGAGTCAAAGTAACTCCTGACCCAATGCTACTCACAACCCATGGCCCACTTTGTGCCAAGGCTGTTTGTGTCAAAAGCACAGTGTCTCCAATCGCCAGCGTTTTGCTATCGACTGTCAAAAGAGATGACGTAACAAGCGTTGTAGGTGTTGAATTGTAAAGGGTTAGCGTTCCTGACCCAGTAACCCCCGATGCAATTGTCATAGTAATCTGAGTCGGACTATCGACTGACTTAATGACACCGTTTTGGCTTGCAGCGCTGATGCTCATTCCCACGACTGGCGTCACAGAAGAGCTTGTAAATGTAATAACAGCAGATCCTATTGTATAAACTGCTGCGGTTAGCGTGCCAGCCGTTGCCGGAAGCACATTGCTCGTTGATCTGACGGTAACAAGTTGCGTCCCTCCAACAGCGGCCCTCGCATCTGCTGCCGTTGATGCGCCCGTCCCTCCGTTTGCGATTCCCAGCGTGCCTGCCGTGACATCAGCCACACTCATCGGCTGAAGGCTCACATTCGTGCCATCAGAGCGGAAATGATACCCTGCCGTCTGCGTGCCAGAAATGTTGTTTAGCGCACCCTGTTGCGTGCTTGCACCTGTGCCCCCACGATTGAGAGCAACAGCAACCCCATTCCATGTTGCGCTTGTGATTGAGCCGGGATAGTCAAGCGTGTTGGTGCTCCAAGTGACGTTGGAGGGAGCTTGTTCATGCCGCTCCCACGAACCTGTTGCAATGGAGTTAGACAGCAAGGAAACGGCTGTAAAGCCACCAGACGGAATGGAAGCAATAAGCGTGTCAGAGTTGTTGTTGACGAGGATTGCTCCGCTGCTTTGGTTGTTGTTGAACGAGTAAACAACTCCATTCTGAAGCGTAGTGGCGTCAGGAAGTTTGATTGTCTGACCACCAGAACCAGTCACCAAATACGCAGGAGCAGACGCTACAGTGAGCACAACCTGAGTGCCGGACGCT